CGCCATCCGTCACGAAGACTGGCGGTTCAGCGCCAGTCACCATCGGCACCCAGCTACTCCCACCCGTCCCAGTCGTCCATGGATCCCACGTGGAGAGATTCGAGCGTTCGATGACCAACTCATCGGTGACATAGTATAGCGTCCCCTCCTGCACACTGGAGGCAGCAGGTTGGAGTGCTCGCGTCCCTTGCTGGAGGATCTTCCGTGTCTTGGCGAAGGCCATTACGGTGTCCTCATCTGGGCCACCATTATGCAATCGCCTAGCGCGTAGATCAGTTCCGTCTGCGGCACATCCCCATCAGTGAGCGGCGACCAATACCAGCCCATCGCCACCGCAGGAATCGTCCCCGGCAGGATGTTGCCACCGTCAATCACGGTCAGGCCGGTATCCGTCCCTGTTCCGCCATGCGCCGGATCGAGGATCCCTGTCGCTTGTGACAGGTTGGCTGGAGCCACCGCCTGTCCCGCGATGGTGTCCCACCATGCCTGATATTGCCGAATCCCACCGGAGCCTTGGAACCCGCTGCCATCAGGCTTCGCGGCCTGTCTGGGCTGCTTCGTGGCCTGAAGTGACCCACCTTCGACGGGGCCGACCGTGAAGTTCCCAGTCGTGCCCGCCCCGGCTGACCCGAAGACGAGCGATCCTGTGGTGGTCGATCCGAGGGTCGTGCTGCCGGTCCCGACTGTTAAATCTGCCAGTCGCATGTCAGTCGGCAGTTCGCCCGTGCTGACCGACCAGCCGACCCGCACCGTCCCGGCCGACATCGACACCGCATCCGGATTGAACAGGTTCGCGGAGGTGGCGAGGACGTAGCCGTTGCTTGAGGTCGCCGGACGGATCGTCAGTTGGGTGTTCGTCAGTTCCACGACCCAAATCGCCCCGGAGATGAGCACCGGCACCATCGCGGCGACAACTTCACCCGTCCGTGGGGCAAAGGACTGCAGGGTGCCTGTGCCGGTATCCCGGAGGTGCCATGCACTGGTCGTGTCTTGGTAGGCGACAGACCCGTTCTTGCTCCTGAGACGATTGGACCCATCCAGCACGCTCGTGGAGTTGATCCACAACTGCGTCCCGGAGCTGTTGTAGGACACCAGCCCGCTGTCGGAGGTGTAGTTCTGCACCACCACCAGCCGGCCCGTCTCGTCAATGTCTCCCAGAGCCGCCAATGGCAGCGTGGCGAGGATGTTCGACCTTACCCCCTTGAGTGCGCCACCCGTCAGGAACGCCGCCCATTTCAGGTTCCCAGCCCTGAACTGAGTCGCCGCATCCGTGACCCCGCTGGGAGTGGCGTCGAGGACGCTCAGGGTGTCCGTAGAGACGATCAGTTGCCGAAGGAGGTATCCCGCCCCCAGATCGGCCTGCCCGCCGCAGGTGTCGTCATCCAGCCAGCCCCAGCCGCCGCCAGTGGCCGTGGCGAGAGATGGAGGAACGACGCCATCAATGGCAATCGTGCCACCGCCCTGTCCTGAGAGAATTTTACCGGTCGTCGGTGACAGTCTCATGGCTAGCTCGTCCCGAGAGTGGCGTCTAAAAATCCGTTGATGATCGACCACTGCACCGGGTCGGAACACGCAATCCGATACACCCGATCCCGGCTACTGCCCATCCGCCTGAGAATCGCTCGCGTCCGAAACGCCCCAATCGCGCCGGTCTGGACGAAGTGGATGTCACTCCAGGTATGCCCGCCATCATCCGACCAGTCGATCTCGAGCAGCGGATCCGAGCCTTGCCCCGTGCTGATGCCGTTGCCGGCGTAGAGGTCAATCTGCAGCTTGGAGAAGAACTGCCGCATCTGCTCCTGCCCGATATGCGGGAAGATGCGCTCGCGGCGGATCAGGTATTCAACGGGTTCGCCGACGGCCGACGCACTGACCGGAAGGATCAGCAAGGGACAGGTAGTAGGTGGCCCGAACCGAGCAATGTCCGCCGATGCCGGCAGTGGGAGATACCCGGTGCTACCGTATTCAGCCACGCCCGTAATCGCGGTGACGGTGCTCCCATCCGACACCTTGATCCGCGTGAAGTCCGAAAAGCCCGTCGGACTCGCCCCTGAAAAGACGTAAGTCCAGACCCAGAACGACGTGGGATCGTCCAGCGCAATCGCCATCCGGTTCACGCCCTGCCCCGCCGGAATGGTGTAGGTGTTCAGGACCGTCCCCGAACTGTCGTAGCGTGTGATGAAATCACTTGGAGCGCCTGAAGTCGTCTGCGATCCGACAAGAATGGTCCCGTCAGAGAGCACGAGAATGTCGAGGGTGTTGCGCTTCCCTGCGGTGCCACTTGCCAAGTTCGCCAGCGCGACGTTGTTCACCAAATCCCACGCAAGCACCGGCTTGTTCGTCGCGGACGAACTGTAATAGAGAATCGTATTCGCACGATTCGGAGCCAGCGAACTGATGCCGTCGGGAGCCGTGAGCGTCCAGGTCGTGCCCCCGGTCACGCCGGTATCGGTCAACGTGGTCACGACATGCGTCGAACGGTCGGCGATATAGAACAGCGAGGCGTGATCGGTGCCAATCTTCGGGCTGCTGTTCGCCGTATGCACCGTCGTGATCACGGAGAAATCCGCCGCGTAGAGCACCACGTTCTGCCCGATGATGTCCTCCAGCAGCAAAATGCCGTTCGGCAGGTTCTGCCCGGCATCGCCTTGCAGGACGTCGATAAACCTCAGGACCGATCCCGTCGTCGGGTCCAGCACGATCCCAGGAAATCCGACTTGGTTGTCATTGGGGATGAACAGCGACCCATTGACCACCTCGGTGGTCGGAGCCGTCACGCCCTCAATCGTCAATGTCGATTCTGCGGTAGTCGCCACGCCGCCATTTTCGATGTCGATCGTGTAGGCATGCCCCCTAATCACCGGAATCTCAATCGCCCGATTGTTCGTGCTATTAATGGTGATATCTGCGCCGTCGGTAATGGATGTCGTGGCTTTATACTGCCCGCCAAACGGACCATAGGCGAACAGATTCACCATCAAGTCGGTGGTCGCCGCGTGGGTATACGTGAAATACAGATCCGCGACTAAGTGCGGGTAGTTCACGGGAATCGTGTAGGTCGCGGTAAATGGAATCGCCGGCAGCGCAATCGCTGTGGCGGGTGTTGTGTTCGTGAGCACCGTCGGACCAGCCACGAACGACCCTGACCCCACCTGGGTCCACCCATGCGACGATCCGCTGTCGTCTAGGAGGTCGGACACGAACGGACAGTCCATGTAGAGGCTGGAGGAACTGACCGCGACGCTACTCACCATCTCCGTCTGGATCTGTGACGCCGAGAGCGCGGTCGTCCATTCCCGGCAATACGCCACCGTCACATCGGTCTGCGCGGTAATCGTGTCCCCACCCATCAACTCAAAGCCGTTCGTAAACGCGGCCCGGTTGAGCGTAAACGTCCCGACGGACGTGCCATTGATGTAGAGACGCTGGGTCGTGCCGCTCTGCGTCCAGGCGTAATGCACCCATGTCGCGGCAGAAGGAGCCGTGCCATTCACCGTCAGCGGTCCCGTGACTTGTAGGATGCTGTTCGTGGCGTTGGCATAGACCGCCGTGTATTGGGTATAGACGGCAGGATTGTCCAGAATGGCGTAGGCGACCTGATGCGTCGGAGAGGTCGAGACGGTCGGGAACTTCGCCCAGAAACAGACCGTGCTATCCCCAGACGCCGGCAATAGCGACGTGGTGCGTTTCAGGTAATCCGACGTGGTGGCGAGGTGGACCGCCATCTACAGCCCCGTCCCCGCCGCAATGGTGTCCGTGGTCAGATCCAGTCCCTGCCGGTAGATCGTTCCACTCTGCCGATCCCCCACCAGATGAGTCCCAAACGCAAACGCATGACAACGGCCAAGATGCGGATAATGCCGCCGAGTCTTCGGACTCCACTGCGACCGCTCACACCAGACCCCCGTCGCCGCATCGAAGACCCAGCTCGTCTCCATGTCCGGCGCATAGACCTGATAGAACGTGTGCCCCGCTTCGCTATAACACCAGCCTATCGACTGGTCCATGCCCTCTGCACGGTTGAAGAAAATCTCGCTGGAGAAGGAGGACACCCGCTGGAAGTTGTAGCCGTTGATCCGCATGACCTGATCGCGGCCATTCTCATTACCGCTCAACAGGAACAGCGTGTTGTCCATCTTCGCGATGGAGTTCTGCGCGGCACAGCCCCACTCCACGACCGTCTCAGAGACGGGTTGATAGGGAATGTCCGCGTCGCCCGTGTCGATGTAGGGCAGGGAATGTTGTGACCCAAACAGCCAGAGCGTTTCGTGGCTCACCGCCATCTGGACGAGGTTGTCGGAGAACAGCGAGACTTCCTCCACCTGGAGCGGATCCCACGTCGTCGCATCCTCGAGCGCAGAGTAGTAGAACTGCCGCGTCCCCCCTCTAAGCACGATGAAGTCAGAGTCGAAGAACACCACCGTCTGACACGGCTGCATGAAGTTGATCGACGTGACGTGCGTCAGGGTATAGGTTGGGCTGAATGTCGTCAGGTCGAGCACGTAGAGCTGTCCGAATGAGGTTAGCGCGAGTTGGTTGCTCTGCGTCCCTGACGAGGCAAACGACACGCAGTCCGACCCGCCGAACTGGGACGCGCCAACTGACCCGATGACCGAGACATTCCCGGAGGCATAGACTTCGTGCAGGAACTCGCCACCGACCGCAAAGCACCGCCCATCCTGGTAGAAGATCCCACGGACAGGACCGGCAGAGAGGGTGGCGAATGGCGTCAGGCCGGGACGCGGGACGAGTTGGCCCTGCGCGTTCTTCCCAGAGGCTCCGCCGTCCGGTTGTTCGACAAACCAGTTGATCGTGCGTTCGGCGTCCGCGTTGACCGAGTAGACCGAACCGGAGGGGCCAATGACGCCGGGGACCACAGGCATGTTGGCCCTCAGGGCTGATCGGTATTGATGTTATACCAACCGGATTTGTCCGTGCCGCCTGTGATGCCTGGATCCAGTGAGAGATCACTGACCTTGACGTTGGTCCGCTTGACGTCCTTCAACGACCCCACCGCGTTCTGCATCACCAACTGATCGACTGGTCGCCCGTAGTAGGGACACAGTTCCAGCGCGAGGTTCCACTTGAACATCCGCGAGTAGCCCGGAGCCATCACGAGCGACGTCGAGAGGTTCGTAAACTGCGCCGTCTGCGATCCGAGGTAGATGGCGCAGTAGTTCCCTGTGGCCGTAGGGGTCGGATAGAGCAGGATCGTGCCGAGGCCGGTCGCAATCGTCGGGTTGTAGTAAATCTGCGTCGGGATGGCGTTCGTCAGCGTCTTGACGCGAATCGCGGCGTAGGCATCATCCGTCAGACCCACCAGCGGAATCTCGTTCTCGCTCGTGGTGTTGTAGTTCAGGATGACGCCGGCATTCTCGATCTCGATCGGCCGAGGGAGCGTGATGTCTCCCCCTGCTGGCCCAATCGTGTAGGTCGCCTGATTCGCGACGATGGGGAAGACGTTCCGATCCACCGTCAGCATCGTCAGGTCATTGATGACGTAGCTGTCGATGAGATCGTTGAGAATCCGCAGCCCGAGTGATCCATCCTCTGCGGACAGCGTTTCGCCCGCCGCTGTGACCCCGATGGTCATCAGCGCATCGGTAATGATCGTGCGGGCGGTCGCCGTGACGCTCATACGTAATACAGCGCGTTCATCAGGGTCGCCGTCGTCGTGCTCGAGGTCACGCGGATGATCTTGATCGGAAGAATCTCCCCAACCGCGGCCGTGAACGGCACAATCGAGCCATCCTCGAAGACCGCATTGACGATCCCCGTCCCGCCGACATACACGGCATCACAGGGCTGGGGCTTGTTGATCGTGCCCAAGAGCGTGGCGGCGGTCGTGCCGTCGATGTTCAGCGTGTCGCTCTTGGTCAGGACAATCGAGCGGTTATACGGCTGCGTGGCGATGACAGACATGGCCTACGTCGTGACGCTCTTGATGACCGCGAAGTTGATCAGGATCGCGCCCGTCTCTGCGACTCCAGCCGCGGCGTTGTTGTTCGCCACCTTGATCTTGAACGACCCGTTCGCCACCGTCGAGACGTAGACGTCGGTCATCACACCGACCGCGCCGGACTGCTGGCAGCAGACCACCACATCGCCAATCGAGACGAGGCTATTGGTGACGGTGAACTCGGCCGACAGTTCCGCGCCGAGCGAGGCGTTGTTCGTGGTAATCGTCCCGCACAGCGTGTTCAGCGTGACGCCAGTCGTGCGGTTCGACGCCTGTGTGACCGCCCCACCAGTCGCCCCCTGCAGCCCCGTGGTGGACGCACCGTAGCCGATGCTCGCACCTGGACCGACCGCCTTGACGCCGCCGTAGAACTCCGTATCCTGGCCGGGCTGAAACGCCCCTCCTGCTTGTGCCATGACTTACTCCTGTGCGGTGACCGTCACCGGCTTGATCTTCGGCTTGTTGGGACCACGCCCCCGCTTCTTCACGGGCTGCACGTCCACGACGTGCTGATGCGTGGCATCTTCGGCCTGCTGAAACTCTCTCCGGGACTTCTCGGTCATCCGCTGGGCGTGCCAGGCGGCATTGGCGGCTTCATCCGCCCATGCCTTTTGCTTGGCTTCGTAGGCGTCAATCGCGCCCTGCGGACTGTTTGACCAGCCATTCGCCAGTGCCCGCTGTTCCTCAAACTCATTCGGGACGACCAACTGGCACTTCTGCGCGAACGCTTCGTCCTGCGGGTCGTCAATCCGGCCCCGGCCGTTTACCTCTCGCGCCATGTAGAGCATCATGGGGTAGCGGTGCTTGATCGGATCCCGATCCGCTGCCGTCTGCTCCCATTTCGCCAACTCAAGTCCGAGCGCACTTTCCGGGCTGATTACCAAACCCACAGGTCACCTCTCAGGAAAACGCGGGAGACATGAAGCGTATGGGCCTCATGTCCCCCGTCAGAACTACGCCCAGACCACGCCCGCGAGCTGCGTGCCCGAGGACGCGATGCCGTTGGCCCACAGCAGCCAGAAGCCGTTCAGCGCCATCAGGGCGCATCCCGTCGCTTCCGTCGTGTTGTAGGTGCCGACATCCATCGTGGTGCCGCCATTGCCGAGGCCGGCCGTCGTGACGTTGACCGTGTGCGCGCCCTTGCCGTTGGAGAAGATCCAGAGCATGGTGCCGTCCATGTCCTTCGTCGGGAGCGCCAAGGTCATCGTCAGGGTCGAGGTGCCATTCAGCACCGCAACCGTATCCGACCCCGCCGCAGGCAGCGCAATCGCGCCCGAGGTGGAGTAGCTGACGATAGTCCTTGCCTTGACCGTGGGATAGGTATTCGTGGTCATCGCGGAGGCGTCCGCGAAGTCCGATCCCAATCCCGTGGTGATGTTGGCCGACGTCGGATGCGCTGCCGTGACCGTGCCATTCTGCCCACGGATCACGCCAATCGTGGTGCCAGAGACGTAGGTCTGAACGACCTTCATCACTTCCTGGTCCACGATGATCATGTTGCCCGCAGCGAATCCCGTGGCCGACGTCACCGCAATGGTGTTGTCGGTCACGACGACCGCCGAGGAAAGCGTTGTCGTTGTCAGTGCCATGATGCGGCCCCCTTTAGCCGAACACGCGGCACGCGAGCCGCGCCTGGAGCGTGGCCGCCCCAATGAGGATGTCCAGCCGCGAAGGATTCTGGTCGCTCTGGATGTTGTATTGCTCGACCATGCGAATCGAAATCCCGACCGCCTTTGAACGAACCACCGTCGCTTCCGCGCCGGCCGTGGGCTTGAACAGATCCGCCATCACGAACGCAAACGCGTCGGGATGGTAGACCATCGACTGCGGCGACACCGTAGCGGCGTAGGAATACGTCGCACCCGTAGTCCCGATCAGGTTGATGATCGAGTTGTTCGCCGGGGCGTTGCTGACCGTCTGCAACTGCCCCGAGGTGATGATCGAGGGCGAAATCGGCAGGGCCGCAATCGCACCGCCCGAGTCCGACGTGTTCGCCGTCACCGTGAACTGCTGCAGACGACCCGTCGAGTTATAGCTCAGCGGGTTGACCGAGTAGACGCCCGCAATCGTGAAGATGTCGCCCTTCACCAGTGCGGTGGAACCCGAGGCCCAGCCCGTCGTCGCGATGGTCGAACCCGTCTGCGCGGCCGGCGTGACAATCGGCGTCGAGGTCGAGGTCCACGCGCCCGTGGTAAACAGCGGGCGGTTCGGATCCTGCCACCACTCGTCAATCCCGAGGATCTGCGTCGAGAACATGCCCTTCCGCGTTGCATCCGAGATGTAGCCGGTCGGATTGAACAGCGTCGTGGTCGTGTTCGCGATCGTCTGCATCGCTAGCGGATCCAGCACTGCCACGCGGCCATCCAGCGGCGCCGCAAGGTCCGTCAGCTTCGTGCCGGCCTGCAGGTAGCTCAGCGTGGCTGAGGGGGTGATCCCAGGAGATCCTACCGCCGAGTAGACATCGCGGTAGACCGCCTGGAACGCGAGCACATCGGCCGAGTTGGCGAGGGCTTCCGCACCGGGCTGCGTATACCGCTGCCGGATGTTGTCCAGTTCGGTCGTGGCCTGCTGGCTCGAGTAGCCAAAGGCGACCTGCTTCTGGTTGGTCAGCGTGATCGG